TCAATGCGCTGTGCATTGGGTAGGTGGGTCCAAGGGGTAGGTTTCATGTCGGGAACCCAAATGATTTGTACTTGGCGTGGTCGTTGGCGCCTGGGCGACCACCATAAATCTGGAACTCTCCGACACCGGTGTAGTAGGTGTCGGGGTTGCGCTCCCAGAGAGGGACCTTGGGCGAGGTAGCCTCACCCTTCAGCCGCTCGCGAATAGAGACGAGGTTCTGGCTGCGCGGTTGAACGGTAGGTTCGTTGTCAGCGTTGTGGGCGTTGATGCGCAGGATGCGCAGAGTCTGGGCTTCGTTAGATTTGTGGCTTAGATTGGTGATCTGAGACTTAGTGGTCATGTGACCTCCGTGAAATCAACGCGTTCGCTGTAGCAGCCGTCGGATGTCCCGTGGAATCGGATGTCAACATAACCTTTGATCGTTGCCAGCTTGTAGAACGACCAGGTGTTGGAATCGCCTCTGGCAGTCGGTTCTATGCCGAGCAGCCGATTTTTTACCTGGGTTAGAGGGTCAATGTTTGGGTCTTCTTCGCTGGTGGACTCTTCGGCCAAGAGAATTGGTGATCCGACCAGATCGCTAAGATCGCCGACGATGCTCTCGACGTAAACAGATTCGCAGCAATCCTGGGCATGATAGAGTTGGGACCGACGCCCATCGGTAAGCGTAAAGTGAACAGTGTCACTTGTGGCCGTTGCGTTAGAGAGCGTGTGGCCAATTAGATCGGCGAAAGACTTGAGGCCGAGCTGCGCTCCACCTGTGACGGTGTTCATATGTAAGACTCCTGGGTTTATTTGTCGGTGAACAGCACACCGCCGGCTGGCACGCGCTGGGTGACGGTGACGGTCTTGCGGCCGACTGGAGAGCTGATGTTCATGCTCCACTCCAGGGGCTGGCTGTCGACGACGCGCGGGAAGACGTGAATCTTGATGGTAGCGTCGATCAATGTGGCGCAGGCGGCCCAGATGGCGCGCACCACGTCGTAGTTGTCGGTCAGGGTCTTGCGCACGTCGTCACCATAGAAGGAGATCATGGTGACAGCGGTTTTTGGTTCTGGGTGTTGCATGAATTCTATTTTAGAGCTTAGATTACGAGGTTGGCAAGAATTATTTTGCGCGCTCGATTTGATGGCGCACGCCGAGGTCGGCCAGGAAGTGCAACGCCCGGTTCTTTCCGTTTCCGATCTGGGCTGCGAGCACAGTGTCGCAGTTGTGGGTGGCTCGGAACTTGATCTCGCCGTAGTTGTACAGCGTGGCCCGTAATGGTGTCGGGTCAGCCTCTTCGCAAGCGAAGCTGACATAAGCCCAGGTGACAGTGATGTTCTCTTCTTCGAGAAGCATCTCGCGGGCGAACTGAACTTGCGCGCCGGCGTGGACTAAATCTTTCCAGTTGACTAGGACTCGTTGTTTCATGGTGTGCTCTAGGTTGGTTATGTGGTTAGCCTGGTTTTAAGCCACTTGGTGAAGTCTGTGTCAGTGAGGAAACAGATGCGCTCGGGCTGTGTGCAGCTCAGTGTGTTGCAATCAATGTTGTTGTCGTGCATTGCGCATCTGATGCCGCCAATGAGCGAGTGGCATTTCCTGCTTGGCACGACGTGGTATTTCTGCCCGGCGATGGTGCGTTTCATGCCAACTCATCCGGCACTTCGACCTCGGTGCCGAGTTTGTTGGTCGCTTGCTTGTGGTGCGCGACGCCTGCGTTGTGCCCCAGCTGGTAGCTGTTCTCTGAGTTGGCTTGCCAGCCTTCCCAGCGATGCTGTTGGGCTCCTTCTGGGTAGGTGCAATCGAACGCGGTGAATGGTTTCTTTGGCTCCGTGCAGTACCCGAAGGCTGATTTGTGCCAGGCCTCGAAGCGCTCTCGAAAGTTGAGCGGCTTAGATGAGCTCATCGGGAACCTCCACCTCGGTGCCGAGCTTGCTGGTGACGAAGCAGCGCATGGCTGCGACGAGAGCGGTAGGCCCGTGGTGGAATCGATTGGGGGTGTCTACTGACGCAGCCCATCTATTCGTCTCAGGGCGCGCCTGCAGCAGGAGCCCAGCGGCCAGCATACTTTCGATGATCGGCCCACCCAGTGCCTGGTCGGTTGAGTAGTTCAACCGACCGACGTCATGTGCGTCGAAAAGGTGAGTGGTGCCTTCACACTTCGCTACCAGCCAGTCGAGCACGGCGCCTGTGGCTTCTGATGTTTTGATTTTCATAGTATCTGCTCCAGGTAACTGCGCAGGGCGGCTGTCGCGCGGACCACACCACGCTCAGTGCCTTCCTCTGTCTCGTTTGGGCCGTGGCCCACGGAGACTGCGTACTTGCGCACGCGGCGTACAGCGAGTAGGCTTGCCAGGCGCATGATCTCGTCGATCTGCGTCTTGTTGCTGGTGTGTTCGAGGAACGTGCCGTTGCGTAGGTGGTCTTCGAGGGTACTCATAGCTAAACCTTCACTTTCATATCACTGAAGTGTTCCTTCAGGTGTTTGGGGAAGTTCACGGCGCTGGTCCAGGCGACCGGCACGCCGCGCACGATCTTGTTGTACACGCTGACCGGCTTCACCTCGATCTGTCGGTGACCCAGGAACCGGGTGAATGTGGTTGGGCTGGCGCTCATGCCGCCTACTGTGTAGTTGAATATGACAAACAGCTCGTCGCGCTGCACGTTGCACTTGCCGTCTGCTTTCGTGCGGCTCAGGATGTTGCACAGGGTGCGGCGGTATTCCTCAACCAGCGCCAGACGCTTGGCGTCCACCTTGTAGCTGTCGTCTGTGGGCAGCTGGTCCAGGAAGAACTCCATGTCGCCCTCCTGCACCGCGCTGGCGGTTGACTCACTCGTGGTCTGGCTCAGCTCGATCAGGGTGTTGCGCGCGGCGCTCTGCAGCACCGTACGGGCCTGGTCCTTGTCAACTGCGTAGCTCATCAGGTAGTGGTGGAACTCCTGCAGCTCTTTGTTCAGGGCGTCTAGTTCAGCGTCCGTGATGACCAGTTTGTTTGGCTGGTACGTGCCGATGTTGAAGCGTCGGTCGCCTTTGTCGACCTTGACCGGATCGGGCTTGTTCGAGGCGAACAGCCAGTTGCCGTAGTTGGGCAGGTCGTAGGCGTTCTTGTTCATCATGCGCACAGTGACTGTGGGCTCCGTGATGAAGTTCTTCAAGTTGGCAATGACACTGTCTTCGTCGCTAAAGGCGCTTGTCTGCACCTCGTCGATGAACACGATGAACTTGCCCACGACGAAGTCTGTCCATTTCTCAGACAGCTCGCTGGCTCGTTTGATAGCCGTCTGGGTCTCTCCGAACAGGGGCTTGAGCACCTTGTTCATCAGTATCCCTTTTCCGGTGCCGAAGGTGCCCTGGAACACCCATGCTGTGGTCGTGCGGTCACGGTACTGGGCGATGAAGGCCAGCCAGTTCATGAAGTGCTCGACAGCGTCGATGTCATTGCCCAGTACGTGGCTGATGACTCGAAAGATCACGGGTGAACATTTGGCGACTTTGCGCACGGAGGTGCGCATGTACTGAGTTGGTTGGAAGGTGTTGACTGTGCGGTTCTCAAAATCGACGCGCACATTGTCTTGGGGGTTGAACTCCATGTCCCACTCAGGGATGTTGTCACCTAAGCGCAGCCCATTGGCGTCAGCAAACTGGCGCACCATGGACTCGTTCTTGGCTGGGAAGATTTCCAGCACGTCGTCGGTGGCGTGGTAGGTGCCACGCCAATAGGTGCTGGTCTGGCGTTCCAGGAAGGCCAGGTACGTGACACCGGTGGAGCTCACGCGGTAGGCCTGGCTCTTGAGTTGTTCCCAGTACGCCGGCAGCAGCTCCTTGGTCAGGTAGGTGGGTTCGCCTTTGAAGTTGAAGATGTAGTCCGGGTTGTTCTCTGGGTGGTAATAGGCCCATGAATCCCCGCCGTTCAGGTTGAAATAGACAAAGCCGCGGTCGACCTTCATCTCAGTGGCGATGCACTCACCTGGTTTGACCAGGACTTCGTGGGGGCCGACAGTCTTGTACTGGAGCTTGCGCTTGGGCAGGCCCATGAGCTCGCGCAGCTCGAGGACGCGTGCGTCGGTGAGTGCGCGGTTCTGGTCTGTGGAGTTGACCCGGGTGACCAGGTCGTAGGTGGGCAGGGTCTTGACGACCAGGTTGATGCGCTGCAGGCGGCCCAGTGGGTTCTTGATGCCCTTGAGTGTGGGAGGCGCTATATAGATGAGCTTGTCCGACTGACAGGCTGTGATGTCCAGCCCCCAGGACAGGGCGTTGCCGGTCTTGGTCAGTGTCTGGCTGGCGCGCAGCAACTCGACCTCATGGTTCTTCTGAATCAGCCACTGCTTGATCAGTGGCGCGGAGATCGGTTTGGTCAGCATCATGAAGACATGGCAGCGCAGTGCGGTGCTTGTGATGTTCATGGAGCCTGACCACTGCAGGATGTAGCTCACGTTGCCCAGCCCCATGGCTTGCAGGATCGTGTCGACTGTGACGTTGGTGGTCGCGAGAGTGCCGTACTCATCTTTGGCAGTGATGGTTGGTTCGATGCCGTCAATGTCGAGACAGAGGAACTCAGTGGTGGCGTTGCGGTCCGTCGAATCTTTTCTCGACTCGCAATTCAGGTTGCGGGTGACCATGCCCTTGAGCAGACAGTTGCCCAGGTTGGCGTGCTTGGTGATCAGGTGCTCAAAGACGGAGAGGTCTTTGCAGTCTTCGATGATGGAGCTGACTTCCCAAACATTGGGGTAGCTGGACTTTTCGATGCTCCCATCAGGGAGCTTGGTGTATGACTTTGTCAACGCCACATCGGCGTGCAAAAAGGCTAATTTCATGCTTCAAATTCCTGAGTGTATTTTCTGTGGAAACAGTGGATTTTAGTCCGATCAATGATGTAAGGGTGTTATGGTCCTCTATAGCTACAACTCTCTTTATTACACTTACACTTCTAAAATTGAAATAAATAAATAAATAAAGTAGTAGTAGTAGAGAATAAGAAATATGTTTTTATAGTAGGGGTTTGAAAACTTTGCGTAAGGCTAGTTAAACGTCAGTCCGTTTTGAGCCGTAAAGAGAAGAGGCAGGGCCTCGTGGCCCTGCCTCTGTGTGCATCAGTCGATGGAACAAGCGATGCGGCGATTGCTGCGTTCGTTGTCGAGCTCGCCTTGTGTGCTCATGTTTTCCATTTCGCCTGCGTCGCTGTACTTCGCTGTGATGACACGTGCCAGCGCCGTGGTGGTTTGGAATGCTGTCTCGGCCAGACGGGCGAAGGCGATGGGTTGCTTGCCCATGCGTTTGGCCATGTCAGTTTTGCAGCGGTCGATGGTGTTGATAGCGAAGCGTGTGAACTTGGCTTGCACCAGACTCGGCAGTTGGTCGAAACGGAATGCTTCGTCGGCGTGGCGGTCAACGACTCGGAGAATCTCGAGTACCACTGGAGCTACTGCGCGGGCTTTTACATTGCGCTCGATGGTGGTCAGCGCGTCTGTAGTGACAAGCGCTTCGAAGAGACGTGTCGCCTTGAGCACATCGTCACCGGCTTCTTGTTTGGCCATGGTCTGGTAGTTGGCGCGTGTGCCAATGTCAACCAGGGTAACAAGTTCGGAGTAACTTGGGTTGCTGCTGACCTCACGAACCTTGTCGTCTTCCTTCTCGAGCAGCGAGCGGAGAGTCTTGGGTTTGTAGTCGCGGCTGTCGTTAGAGGCAGCAGACATGGCAGCTTGGTGCCAGTGCTTGCGTACTGCGAGCATTACTGCCAGTGTGCGTTCGTCTGTGTCGCTTTCGTCGTCTTCGTTGTCATACAGTGAGTCCATGTCGAGTTCCCCGGCGATGCCCGCGCAGAAGTCACGGAATGTGTACTCATTCTCATGCGCTTCACGGTCAATGTCTTTGTAGCGTGCAAACAGCACAGAGCGTGCTTGGTTGATGCAGGAGTTGTCCATCATCCAGCACATGCTGTCCATGACACGTGAGAGGAACAGCGGCTCTTTGCCGAGGTAATCCTCAAGTGTGTCGGTAGGGTCAAAGAAGCTCGAACCCACGATGGTGGGTTTGAGTTCAGAGATGGCGGCCATGGTGCCTTTGGGAAGGACGCGAGGCTTGTGCGGTGCTTTGGCCGGAATGCCGATGGAAGCAATTGCGTCAGCGAGCTTTTGGTTTGCGGTTGCATTGTCCAGAGCGTTGGCGATCGAAGTTTTGTTCATGATGGTCTTTCAGTTGAGGTAGGTTGTTTGAAGCAGGTTGCTTCCGTGTGTCCTGCACGCAAGACACACAGCAGCAGATCAATGATGGGTTGAGAGTTCAGCCTCAAGCTCGAGGCGTTCGGCTTCTTGCTTGGCCATGAGGATTTCCATCGGGTCGGATGACCAGTCGGTCTCCGATGAATCGAGTTCATAGGTGCGGATGTTTTCGTCGCTCGTGGGTTGGAAGCGAGTTTCTTCAGCGAGGTGAATGCGGGACATGTGAATCTCCTAAATGACGAAAGCCCAGATCAACTGGGCTTTATGGTTAATAAACAACGGAACGATTTAAACGAGCTTAGAGCCCACATCGAAGTAACCTGGCACGTAGGTACCAGCTTCGACGTGACCGTACAGCCAGCGGGCTCCTGATAGCACCAGTGAGCACGTCATTGCGCCGACCGACGCAACCATGACCCCAGAAAAAGTTCCCCAGTGTATTAAGACTAAGGCTATGAAGATTACCAAGTCGATAGTCAAAGGGTATGACAGCATATGCATGCGCCATTTCCAAGACATCTTGACCAAAGTGATCAGCAATCCAATGCCGACCACCACGCCCATTTCAATCACGCTGCTACAGATTTGATAGCAGAGCCACCAAACCAGCCTCGCACTTTGCTGTAAGCGGTCGATGCCAAGGCGTCGACGCTCTTGTCCATGATGTTCATGTACACGAACACGGCCACCTTGTTGCCCAGGTACATGGAGATGATCAGGCCGATGATCAGAATGACGTTGCACAGGAATGCGCCAGCGCCCAGTACCGTCGCGCCGACGATCAGCGAGCCCAGCGCCATGCCGGTGAGATAGCCGACACCGACTGCGGCGGACAGGCCGACGACCCAAGCGGTGAGCGTGCGCTTCCAGCTTGGCTGACCTTCGGCCAGCACTTCATCGAGCATGGCGTGCAGGCGTTCACCGTACGTGGGGGTGTGCACCACTTCCTCGATCGGAGTGATGACGACGGTGGGTTTGAGTTTGCGAGTGATCATGATGAATGTCCTTTGTATATAGTGTGTTGAAGCAGAGCGCTTCGGGATGCGCACGATGTATGCGCATAGTCGAAGAGTTCAGAATCGATGACCGAGCAAGCCCCGGTACTCCGGGGCTTGGGGTTTAGCCGCGCCATGCCAACATGACGCCGATACCGGCGAAGCACAGCACGGTGCCGATGGCGTAGAGCGCATCAACGACGCGCTGCTTCACTGCGTCACCTTGACGCAGGTGCCGGTACGCATGGCCAGCTCGCGCGCTTGCGCGCACTGCTGGCGGTAGGCGATAGCGCCCGGCGTGACCGCGGGCTTGGGTGTTGGGGCAAAGGCCCGTGCGATAGAGAGATCAAGACGCAGCGTCTCGATGGTGTCGTTGCGCTCCTTGAGCAGCGCAATCAGTTCAGCCTTGGTGAGTTTGAGCATGGTGTACTCCTAAGTTAGAGGTTAGATTACGCAGCGACTGGGGTAGCTTTGCGGTTGAACAGGCCAGTGATGCGGGCGGACAGGCCGCCCACGCTGTGGCCGATGGAGCCCACGGTGGCCGTGGAGAGCTTGAGCGTGGCGAGCATGAAGGCTGCATAGCTGAGCAGGTACATGACCAAGCCCATGACGATGAACATGATCAGCCCCATGAGCACAGAGCTGCATGACCATGCAATGGCAAGCGTGATACCGGCGGCCAGGGCATCGATGGCATAGCCAATGACGGTGTAGCCCGTAGCGACGTCGTCGACAGAGGGGACAGCGGAGGATGAAGTGGATGCGTTCATGGTGAGTTACCTTTGGTAAGTTAAAGACATGAGCGATGACCGACTAAGCCCTCGTACCCGAGGGCTTAGAGACTCCTTTTGCCCTACCTGGGAACTCGAATCCGAAGTGGGGTAGGGCTTCGGGGCCAGGTAGGGGAGGGACCCGCTGGGCCGAACGCAGCTATTTTTTAATATTTTTTTTTTTTTAAGAAACCTGCCACGTAAATCTAAGTTAGATCGTAGAATTTGCGAATGAGCAATGAATCCAAGAAGGCCCAGTTGGCCGGCGACCCGGTACTGAGACGCAACGTAGCCCTGTGGAAGAGGGCGAAGCGCCGCACCAGGAACCCAGCGGCCAGCAACCCCGCCTGGGTAAAGATGGCAGACTTCACCTCAGTCTGCGAGGAGGTCGTAGCCAAGGGACCAGGTTTCGAGATCGACCACATCATTCCCTTCCGGGGTAAGTTCGTCAGTGGGCTGCACGTGCCAAACAATGTCCAGGTGATCCCGACCGACGTAAACAAGCGCAAGTACAACAGCTTCGAGGTCTAATCTCTAAGTTAGAATCCACGAAATGACCAAGCGCGCAGACACCGAGCAATCCAGAGCCATCATGGCCAAGCGCGCCGACACGACGCCAAAGGCCTCCAGGTCAGTCCGCGGTAACAACACCGGACGCGGCGCCCATGCCGCCAGGGCGCGCGGTACCGACACTTCCAACCTGTCAGTCGCCGAGATGGCTGAGGTGATTAGCCCCGACAAGCCCCTGACCGACAAGCAGCGGCTCTTTGTCCAGTTCTGGGCCGAGGGTGACTCGATCCCCGGCGCCAGCCGCCGCGCTGGCTACAACGACCAGGCAGCCATCGCGTACCGCATGGTCAAGATGCCCAATATCTTGAAGCTGAAGGCCGAGCTCTCGGCGAAGTACGAAGAAGCCGGCCAGGTGACCCGCAAGATGGTCATGGACATGCACATGGAGGCATTCGACATGGCCAAGCTCATGAGCGAGCCGTCCTCCATGGTCGCCGCAGCCCGCGAAATCGGAAAAATGGCAGGGTATTACGCTCCCGTCGAGCACCGTGTCAAGGTGGACGTGTCCGGCAACATCGTGCTGGACCGCATGAACAGCATGAGCGACGCCGAGTTGCTCAGAGTCATCAGCCAGGGCGCCTCAACTCCATTACTTGAGGACTTGACCGGTGAGTAACCCCGTCACTCCGTGCCCAGTCTGCGCGCGCAAGCCGCCAGGCCCGTACTGGGAGTGCTCGCACGCCGACTGCCCGTGCCGCAGACGTGTCACGGCGCAACCATCTGACCAGGAAGAAGAGGCGGGCGATGACTCTGATAGCATCTGATGGCTACGAGTACGAAGACCTCGCCCAAAGGCTCCTCGGCCGGCCGAAGAAAAATACCCGGAACGACAATATCCGGTACTACATCGCGTTCTGCGGAGCGAAAGTCGGCCAAGCCTACGCCCGAGGTTTCGACGCCGTCTGCCCCGAAGGCGATCCGGGGCCCAGCCCCCAGTTCAAGCGCGCCCACGACGTCGGTCTCTTCGCCGCAGGCATCACCCGCGGCGTCTCCTGGTTTCCCCACACCAGCTGAGATCGAGCTCGCCTCCCGGCTGCTCTCCCGTAGGCGCCTGCTGCCCTTCGTGCAGCGGATCAACCCCCGCTACAACGCTGGCTGGGTCCACGAGGACATCTGCCGCCGCCTGGAGAAGTTCAGCGACGACGTCGCCAAGGGCCTGAGCCCGCGGCTGATGCTGCTGATGCCCCCGCGTTCCGGTAAGTCGGAACTGTGCTCACGGAGCTTCCCGCCCTGGCACATGGGGCGCCACCCGGATCACGAGATCATCGCCTGCTCGTACAACGTGTCCCTGGCCATGTCCTTCAGCAAGAAGGTCAAGGAGGTTCTCGAAGACCCGGCTTTCCACCCGGTGTTCGACATCCGGCTGAACCCGAACAACCAGAGCGCCGAGGAGTGGAGCCTGGACGGCACGCGCGGCGGCTACGTGGCGGCCGGCGTGGGCGGCGGCATTACCGGCAAGGGCTGCCACATCCTGACGATCGATGACCCACTGAAGAACGCAGAGGAGGCCGACAGTGCAGACACCCGCGAAAAACTCTGGGATTGGTACGGTTCGACGGCATACACCCGCCTCGCCCCCGGCGGTGGTGTGCTTGTCGTCCAGACGTGGTGGCACGACGATGACTTAGCTGGTCGACTGCAGAACGCCATGTCGGCCGACCCCGAGGCCGACAACTTTGTCGTCGTCAAGTACCCCGCCATCGCCGAGGCGGATGAATACCTCGACTACGACACCGACCTGATCGTGCTCGACCAGGCGCCGGCCAACGGCCGCCTGCTCAGGAACAAGGGCGAAGCCCTGCACCCGGCGCGCTACGACCTGCAGAAGCTCAATCAGATCAAGCGCACCATCAGCCCCAGGTTCTGGTCAGCCCTGTACCAGCAGAACCCAGTACCGGACGACGGAGCGTACTTCACCAAGGACATGTTCCGCCGCGCGCCGCTGCCGCCGCTGATCACCGCCTGCAACGTGTTCATCGCCTGGGACTTCGCCATCAGCGAGAACAAGCAGAACGACTACACGGTGGGCACCGTGCTGCTGCAGGACTACGACGATGTGCTGCACGCGGCCGAGATCGTGCGGTTCAAGTCGGCCGACTCCCTGTTCATCGTTGAGGCGATCTTAAATCTAAGTAAGAAATGGTATAGTCCGGGGCAGCAGCTTGGCTTTGAAGACGGCCAAATCTACCGTGCAATCGCAGCCCTATTAAAGAAGCGGATGAGAGAACGCAGTTTTTACCCCTCAATCCAGGTCCTCAAGCCCATCTCCGACAAGATGGCGCGGGCCCGCCCGCTGCAGGGCCGGATGCAGCAGGGGATGGTGTCCTTCAACGACCGCGCCGAGTGGTACGAGACCTGCCGCGCCGAGATGCTCCGCTTCCCAGCTGGTGTACACGATGACCAGGTGGACAGCGTGTCCTGGGCGACCCAGATGGCCATCGGGCGCGAGCCACCACGCAAACCCGTGGTGAAGGCCGACAAGTCGTGGCGCGACAAACTCAACATCGGGGGCAAGGGCTCCTTCATGGCCGCATGAACCACGAGCTGTTCACCCGCATGCTATTCACCGACGCCATCATCGGCGTCGGCTTCCCACATCACCAGGTAGCCACCGACGCTCTACGGGGCAAGCTCGCCTACGCGACCGCTTCAGGCTGGCTCTGGAACCGTACCGCACTCGAGGAACTCCCTATTGACACCCTGCAGGACCTGTACACCGGCCTGAAACTCCACGAGGTCACCCATGCCGATCAGTCCTGAAGCCAAAGCCGCTTATGACCGGGAGTACCGGGCGAAGAACAAGGCGCGAATCGCTGAGAACAAGAGGGCGTACGCCACTGCGAACCCCGAGAGGGTGGCAGCTACCTCGCGGGCTTGGACAGAAGCGAACCGCGTGCGATCGCGTGAGATCAAGCAGGCCTGGAAAGAACGGAACCCATACGTCGCGCACCCGCGGGAACTGATCCCAGAACCGGTGCTCAAGGCCGCAGCCGTGGAGCGAGTCGCCAAGTGGCGTAAGGCCAACCCAGCGCAATACGCCGCGCAGATCGCCAAGGCCGTGTACAAACCGCGTACGCCAGAGCAGAAAGCACACCACACGGCGCAGCAGACACTCCGCAATCGCAGACTCCAATGTGCCCAGCCCCAATGGGTCGACCGTAAAGCTATAGACGCTATCTACCTAGAGGGACAGCGGACGGGTATGCATGTGGACCACATCATCCCGCTCAAGGGCAGACTGGTCAGCGGCTTGCACGTAGAGAACAATCTCCAGCTCCTGACCCCAGCCGCGAACCTCAGTAAGCGCAATAAATTCTCGCAGGAGGCAAACCATGCCAGTTAACAGCGAGCTCACCTACAAGCAGTACATGCGGTACGCCTACTGCAGGGATAATGGGCATAGCCGCTTCATGGACAAGCAGGACAAGTGCGAGCGCTACTTCGCTGGTGACCAGTGGGACGCCGCCGACCGCGCCGTCCTGGAGAAAGTCCGCCGCCCAGTCCTGACGGTCAACAAGATTCTGTCCACCATCGGCAACGTGCTGGGCGAGCAGATCAACAACCGGGCCGAGATCAGCTTCCGACCCCGCTCGGGCGCCCCGGCGCAGACGGCCGACGTCCTGGCCAAGGTCTTCAAGCAGATCAGCGACGCCAACCAGCTCGACTGGAAGCGCTCGGACATGTTCGCCGACGGCGTCATTGGCTCCCGGGGCTACCTGGACGTGCGCATGGCCTACGGCGAGTCCGCCACCGGCGAGGTGGCCATCGAGCTGGTGAACCCGAAGAACGTGATCGTCGACCCCGACGCCGAGGAGTACGACCCCGACAAGTGGAGCGAGGTGTTCACCACGAAATGGGTCACAGCCGACGACATCGCCGTGCTGTACAGCAAGGCTGACGCCGAGCTGCTGCGCAACCGCGACGCCAGCGCCTTCCCGTACGGCTATGACAGCATCCAGATGAACCGGGACCGCTTCGGCTACAGCCAGTACCCGATGTACAGCGGCGACCAGGACAACTCCAACGTGCTGCGCAACCTGCGCATCATTGACCGCCAGTACCGCATGCTGGACAAGCAGAAGCACTTCCTGAGCCCCGAGACCGGCGACATGCGCGAGATTCCCAAGGAGTTCGACCGCAACAAGATCGCCTTCTTCGTCGAGAAGTACGGCTTCCAGGTGGTGCCCAAGCTGGTGCGCCGCATCAAGTGGACGGTGATCGCCGACAACGTCGTGCTGCACGACGACTGGAGCCCGTACCAGCACTTCACCATCGTGCCGTTCTTCCCGCACTTCCGCCACGGCCACACCATCGGCCTGGTTGAGAACCTGCTGGGGCCCCAGGAGCTGCTGAACAAGGTGACCAGCCAGGAGCTGCACATCGTCAACACCACGGCGAACAGCGGCTACAAGGTCAAGGCCGGGGCGCTCACCAACATGACCGCCGAGGAGCTCGAAGAGAAGGGCGCCCAGACCGGCCTCGTGATCGAGCTCAACGAGATCGATGCGCTCGAGAAGATTACCCCCAATGCTGTACCCAGTGGCCTCGACCGCATCAGCTACAAGGCCGAGGAGAGCATCAAGACGATCTCCGGTGTCAGCGACAGCATGCAGGGCATGGACCGCGCCGATGTGGCCGCCAAGGCGATCCAGGCCAAGCAGAAGGCCGGCTCCACCAACCTGGTCAAGCCGCTGGACAACCTGGTGCGCACAGACTTCATCCTGGCGCGCAACGTGCTGGACCTGGTGCAGGAGTTCTACACCGAAGAACGCCTGATGACCATCACCCATGACCACGCCACCGGCGAGAGCGAGACTTTCACCATCAACCAGGCCAATCCGCAGTCACGCGAGGAGCACGAGGCCGGTGAGAATGCCGAGAGCCCCTATGCCGAGATCATCAATGACTTGACGCTGGGCAAATACGACGTGGTCGTCAGCTCCGTGCCACGCCGCGAGACGCTGGAAGACAGCCAGTTCGAGCAGGCCGTCTCGCTCAAGGAGCTGGGCATCGCCATCCCCGACAGCGTGCTGGTCGACGCCAGCCGGCTGATCAACAAGAAGGACATCATCAAGCAGATGCAGGCCGTCACCCAGAGCCCCGAGGCCCAGGCCGCCCAGCAGCTGCAGCAGCGCGCCCAGCAGGCAGAGGTCGGCAAGACAGAGGCCGAAACAGCTCAAAAACATGCCGACGCCCAGCTCAAAGGCGCCAAGACCCAGGAAACCACGGTAAAGGCCCAGGTGCTGGCCCACACGCCGATCGAAGCCCCGGGCGGCCAGCAGGGCAACCCCGAGATGGAGGCCGCCCAGGCCGCGCACGAGATGGACATGGCCGAGCGCGCCCAGACCCACACTGAGAACATGGGCCACATGAAGCTGGCCCAGGACAAGCGCATCGCTGACGACAAACTCCAGATGCAGCAGCAGGAGAGCGCCCAGAAGCGCGTCGACGCGCGCGTCGCCGAGGCCCAGAAGGCAGCCAGCGTGGCCGCCAAACCCGTGGCAAACCAGAGCCGTCGTCCGACGGTAAAATCGTAAACCTAAGTTAGATTAATCAGAGAAAGCACTACATGGCACTATTCAGGAAATTCTTCAGGCTTCAGAATGACGACGCTGGTGGCACCGGCGGCGGAGCCGCAGTTGACCGCGGTGATACGCTCGAGCCGCTGGCAACCGAGGTCGTGGTCGACCCCGCCGTCGCTGCGGCCGACGCTGCAGCCGCTGCCCTGGAGGCAGACCTGGCCGCCAAGAAACCGGAAGGTGAGGGCGATGCTGACGCCGACCCGGACAAGCCCAAGCCCAAGGACACCCGTATCCCGCTGTCACGCCACGAGGCGGTGCTGAACAAGGCGCGCGAAGAGAACGCTGAGTTGAAGCGCCAGCTGGCCCAGCGCCAGACGGCTCAGGCGACCACCGACGTCAATGCCGAGATCACCACGCTCGAGACCAGCGTCGCGAAACTCGAAAAAGAATACGCCACCCTGCTGACCGACGGCGAGATCGACAAGGCCACCGCCGTGATGGCCCAGATTCGCCAGGCCGAGCGCCAGATGGCAGAGTCGCGCAGCAACATGCGCATCGATGCCGCCGTGTCCGGCGCCACAGAGCGCGCGCGCTTCAACACCGCCCTGGAGCGCATCGAGAGCTCCTACCCAACACTGAACCCCGACCACGAGAGCTACGACGCCGAACTCGACGGCAACGTGGCCCAGTTGAAGGGCGCCTACGAGAAGATGGGCTACACCCCGACGCTGGCGCTGCAGGCGGCCGTCAAGGCGCTGGCCGGCGCCCAGACCGTGAAGCAGGAGGCGGCCACCACGGTCAAGCCGAACGTCGCCGAGAAGGACGTGGCAGCGGAGCGCAAGAAGGACGCTGTCGGCAAGACCGTCGCGGCCGTGGCCAAGACCCCGGCGTCGCTCACGAAGGTGGGCCAGGACAGCGACAAGCTGGGCGGCGGGTCATTCGACGCCAAGTCCGTGATGGCCATGAGCCAGAAGCAGTTCGCCACCTTGAACGACGAGACGCTGGCGCAGATGCGCGGCGACACGATTTAACCACCGGAGAAGCACTATGAACGCAACTGAGATCGCTCGTGTCTGCCACGAGGTAAACAAGGCCTACTGCGAAGCGCTGGGCGACACGTCCCAGCCCACTTGGGGAGACGCCCCGCAGTGGCAGAAGGACAGCGCCCTGATGGGCGTCGCGCTGCACACCAGTGGCGACCACGGCCCCGAGAAAAGCCATGAGAGCTGGATGGCCCAGAAGCTCGTCGAAGGCTGGGTCTACGGCCCCTACAAAGACCCCGAGAACAAGCGCCACCACTGCATCGTTCCCTTCGCTGAGTTGCCGGCGGCACAGCAGGCCAAAGATTTCATCTTCCGTGCCGTCGTGCACGCACTGCGCATCACCCCACCTGTTTAAGGAAGCATCATGACCAAAAGAGTACGCATCGAGGACGCAGACACCTCTAGCTTCAAGATCGTTGTCCAGACCTGGGACAAGGGCTATCCAGAAGGATCGCCGGACACCATGGCCGCCGAGGTGGTCCTCAACGGCCCCACAGACCTGCGCGAGCTCTACCTCACCAGCACTCGCTATCTCGTCGTTAAGGAAGCCGCGGCATGAGCACCACCGTCACCATGCAGGGCATCCTGGACAAGATCAAGAAGGCCACCTACACGCTGCTGCCGGACGGCCGCACCACGGTCTGCCAGCTAACCCTGGAGAACGGCTTCACGGTCAATGGCATCAGCGCCTGCGTCAGCGCGGCCACCTACAACCAGCACCTGGGCGAGAAGTATGCCTATGAGGACGCCCTGAGCAAGGTCTGGCCGTTCGAGGGCTATCTGCTGGCCGAGAAGCTGTTCCGCGCCAAATAACCAACCGAAAGAAGACAGGGCCACCAAATGAACGATCACGAAACAAACATGGCGACTCTGAAGGTCCTGGTGGCTTGGCTTGGTGTCTGGTTCGGAGGCGTCAGCCTCTCGAGCCTTGTCCTGACAGCGACGCTGGTCTACACGTTGCTTCAGATTTTCATCCTGCTGCGGCGGTTATGGAGGGGAAAAGCATGAACGCAATGTACTGGGCACTGGTGTGGCATTGGTGGAAGACAGGAGAGTGGCTATGAATTTCGATGACGCATTCGCGCGCCTGCTAGGCAACGAGGGCGGGTACTGCAACGTGGCGGGCGACCCCGGTGGCGAGACCAACTGGGGCATCAGCAAGCGCTCATACCCCCATGAGGACATTGCCAACCTCACCAAAGATCAGGCCAAAGCGATTTACCTGCGCGACTTCTGGGATGTGGTCGGCAACGCTGACCCAGCCATCAAGTTCCAGGTGTTCGACTTCGCCGTCAACAGCGGGCCGCAGACCGCAATCCGCAAGCTGCAGGCCGCCATCGGTGTGGCTGACGACGGGCACTGGGGGCCAATGTCGGCGGCCAAACTGGCCAGCATGGACAAAAACGACGTACTGATGTGCTTCGTGGCCCAACGCCTGCGCTTCTGGACCGCTCTAAGCACCTGGGACGACTTCGGCAAAGGCTGGGCTAACCGGGCAGCCGCCGACCTTGAATACGCAGCAGGAGACAACTGAATGGAATGGAAAGACATCGCAAAGATGGTCGGTGGTGCTGCCCCGATCCTCGGAACCCTGATTGGTGGCCCTGCTGGGGCTGCTATCGGCTCACTGGTGGCATCCGGCTTGGGTGTCGGCAACACCCCCGATGAGGTCAGCCAGGCCCTTGCGGTCAATCCTGACGCCGCCGTGAAGTTGAAGCAGATCGAAGCCACCCGGCAAACCGAGTTGCAGGGCCTGGTGGTGCAGGCCGAGCAGAACCGACTCGCCGCAGAGACCGCTGCCGTCAACGCCGTCAACGCGACGATGCAGGGCGAGGCCAAGTCGGACCACTGGCCGACCTATTCGTGGCGCCCTTTTATTGGCTTTTGCGTCGGCGTCAATACGCTTTCGGCCTCGCTGCTGGTACTGATGGTGTTCGTGCCGGTCATGTTCGGCGTCAAGGAAGCGGCCGCCGCGATGGCGAACCTGCCGATGGTGCTGGGCTCATTGGCTGCGATCAGCGCCACCGTGCTGCCCATCCTCGGGATTGCAAGCTACTTCCGCGGTAAGGCCCAGGCTGATCCGGATGTCCCCACCGACAGTCGTGGCTGATATGAGCCCCTTCGCCGTCCTACTGGCTCCCGCGCTGTTCGGCATCGCGGTGCTGGTGGCGGTAGGCCTGATGTGGCTCGCCGAAAAAGACGTCTAACATCTAATTTAGATTTGATGTAATATCCGCATACGACTGGGGCACGATACGCCCCAAAACCCTCGTTGGTCACGACGACACGTGGCAGGCGGCTGAGAAGCCAGTTTGTTTTGTCTGTCATGAAAGGGAACGGCATATGTCGTTAACCAACTTCGGGTTGCTCACGAACGAGCAGAAGACGATTTGGAGCATGGATGTTTGGAAAAATGCCCGCAACCAGTCGTTCATCAACAAGTTCCTCGGCTCCGGCCCGAACGCCATGGTTCAGCACATCACTGAACTCAAACAGTCCGAAAAAGGCGCCCGCGCAGTCATCACGCTGCTGGCCGACCTCCAGGGCGACGGCGTAGCGGGTGACCGCACGCTGGAAGGCAACGAGGAGGGCATGCAGACCTTTGATCAGGTCATCCGCATCGACCAACTGCGCCACGCCAACCGCCACGAAGGCAAGATGGCCGACCAAAAGTCGGTGGTCAGCTTCCGCGACAACTCCAAGAACGTGCTGAGCTACTGGCTGGCAGACCGTATCGACCAGATGGCGTTCCAGACGCTGGCTGGCATCGGCTTCCAGTACAAGCCCAGTGGCGCATCCCGCGTTGGCTCCGACCTCCAGTACCTGGAATTCGCCGCCGATGTGACCGCTCCGTCGACTCGCCGCATGACGCGCTGGGACAACGTCAACAAGGTCCTGAAGACCTCGGTGACCGGCTCCAACACCTCAGGCTCCATCGTGAATACCGGCGCTGCTGCTACTTCGGACTTCCCGGCCTGGGAAATGTTCGTTCAGCTCAAGGCCTATGCCAAAGACCGCTACATCCGTGGCGTGACAAACGGTGGCGGCGAAGAGACCTACCACGCATTCCTGACGCCCCAGGCGATGGCCAAGTTGAAGCTCGACGCGACCTACATGGCCAACTTGCGCTACAGCCAGAGCAAGGATACCAACGACAACTTGTTCACCGGCAGCACCGTCAAGATCGACGGCATCTACCTGCATGAGTTCCGTCATGTGCCCAACACGTCCGGCGCCGCCAGCGGTACCAACATGTATGGCGCAGGTTTGAACCTGTCCGGTTGCCAGGTGTTGTTCTGCGGTGCCCAGGCGCTCGGCATGGCCGACATCAAGGCCCCGGAGTGGAACGAAAAAGGCTTCGACTACGACAACTCGCAAGGTATCTCGGTCGGCAAGATTCTGGGCTTCCTCAAGCCCAAATTCGGCAACATCTACGAGAGCAACGCCGTCGAAGACTTCGGCGTCATCAGCTGCTACGTGGCTACTTAAGGAGAAACCAGCATGAAACGTCTTGCTTCCCGTACCGCCCAGTACCCCCTGATCGCCGAGTTCGCCGCCAGCTTTAACGAGTATGTGGCCGACTCTGTCTCTGGTGTCAAAGCCACCTTCGGTGCTACCGTGGCGAACTCGGTAACCCCGAGTGAACCTGGTCTGACCGGCCCCGTGGCCAACACCGTCGTTTTCGACTGCATCCCGTTGCCCCCTGGCGCCGTGATTGTCGGCGGCGAGGTGATCGTCGACACCGCCTTCGTCGGCGCGACGGCAGCCACATTGTCGCTGGGCATTGCCGGCGCCACCACGGCACTGGCCAGTGCAGTGGACTTGACCGCTGCCGCTGGCACCCGAACCGCGCTGACTCTGACGACTCCGTTGGCAGAGAATGCCGGCCAGAACGTGCGGCTGACCATGGCCTACACCGTGGCCAACGCCACGGCCGGCAAGTTCCGCGCGCGGCTCATGTACACGATCGACGGCCGCGCAAGCGAAGTCCAGATCACCTAAGTGCTGAGTACGTGGGGCGGGCTCACAAGGCCCGCCTCGGTCTCGGCCCTTTCAACCTAACCCGCTCCGCACCATGAAATACGTTTCCCACCGCAACATCACCGTCTCGTCCCTCTGTGGCCGCTCCGTCGAGTTCAAGAAAGGCGAACCTGTTCTGTGCCCACCCCAGATGCACGACGAGCTGCTGGCCGTCGGCATCATGCCCGTCGACCCGATGCCCGACGAGGTCGAGGGTAACGAACCCAAAGAGCCGACCTCCCCAGTCGAGCGCGAGGCCGCCCTGTACGCCGTGTTCGAGAAGTTGGTCCTGCGCGGCCGGCGCGAAGACTTCACCGGTGTTGGCACCCCACATGCCGCCGTCCTGTCCAAGGAACTCGGCTGGGCCGTCATCAACGCCAAGGAACGCGACGCCGCGTGGCAGAAGTTCCAGCTCGAAAAGGTTGCCGCCTAAATGAACACGACAGACCTGCTCGACGTCTTTCGGCAGGAGGTCTTTGACCTGGCCGCCCCGTACCTGTGGGCAGACGCCCTCATCTACGCGTACATCGACGACGCCCACAAGCAGTTCTGCCGCGATACCGACGGCATCGAAGACGCCCGCAGCTTCAAGCTGGTGATCACCCCAACCAACGAGTGGTACAAACTCGACCCCCAGATTCTCAAGATGCGCAGCGCCATCGACCCGGCCACTGGTGACGACATACCGCTGGTCGCCATCGAGAAGATGCGCAACAACAACATGAAGTTCGGCGCCGTGGCGGGGCCCATCCGCGCCCTGATCACCGGCATGGAGAAGGGCTATGTGCGCGCGTGGCCTATCCCGAATGTGGCCTCTACGGTCGAACTTAGGACGTTCAGGCTCCCAGCGGATGTGGCCGCCGGAGACGACTTCGAGATCGACGGCCAGCACGTGCTGCCGCTGCTGCTGTGGGTCAAGTACAAGGCCTACGACGTGCAGGACACCGAGACATTTGACAAAGGCGCCTCTGACAGGTTCAAGGGCAAATGGGACGCCTATTGCGCCAAGGCCAAGGCTGAACAGGCCCGTTTGCGCCGTCCTGTCAGCACCGTCACCTACGGAGGCATCTGATGGCATTCAAAAAAGACCCCAACGCCATCCTCGACTACACGTTCGACTGGGGCGCGTACCTGACCCCGCTGACGGACGCCATCCTTACTGTGGTCTGGATCACGAGCGCCGGCATCACCGTGGCCTCATCGACGAACACCGCATCCACGGCAACCGCTTTCGTCTCGGGAGGTGTCCTGGGCGACACCGAGACGCTGACCTGCCGCATTACCACCGTTGGCGGCCGTACCGACGACCGCTCCATCTCCCTCAAGATTATCGACCGTTAAAAGGAGCAACCATGCCAATCAAAACCGGCGCCCCAGTGCGCCAAGTCACCAAACCGATTGAGGGCGCTGTCGCGCAGCGGCAGTTCAACGATTCCCACGACCAGATGGAATACCTAGTGGAGAGCACGGATGCTGATGGCGTGGTGCATTCCAAGTGGTTCCTCGAATCCGAGATTGAAGAAACTCCAGGAGCCACAGCATGAACCCAACAACTGAACACGCAAGCGCACACGCCATGTCTGCCGTGTCTGTCGGCGCAGCCCATGCCGTATCCGAAGGCGCCCACGCCGAGGGTATTTACCACGGCGTCTGCCGTGGCTACAAAGAGCAGTTCGCCAAGGACTACCTGCACCACTTCCCGAGACTGGTAGCGATGCGCGAGAAGCGCGACCAGCTGCTGCGCGGCACCCAGATTGCGGTGCGCGGCACGCTGGACAAGTTCCTGGTGGACCTGGCTGACTTCGAGCAATTCATGGCGAACATGACCGAAGTGAAGTGGGACAGCTACGCGCCGAATGTTGTCGTTACCGTAGGCAAGAACCTGGCGCTCGACACCATCCTAGCGGGCTCCGGCTACACCGTAGTCGGCCCCTATATGGGTCTAATTGGCGCGGTGTCTTATACCGGCGTCCCTGTTGCTGCTGACACCATGGCATCGCACGCGACCTGGACCGAAGCTGGGGGCACCAACGCCCCGACCTACACCGGCCCGCGCAAGACAGTTGCATGGTCTGCTGCATCAGCAGGAAGCAAATCCCCCAGCACCGCCCCCGTTTACACCATGACCGGCACCGGCACCGTCAAGGGCGTGTTCCTGTGCTTCGGCACGGGCGCAGTCTCAACGCTCGACAGTACTGCTGGCGTGTTGCTGAGCGCCGGGTTGTTCACCGGCGGCGATCAGGCGGTGGTGAGCACGAACACCGTGACGGTGACCTACGCGCTGAGCATGTGATGACACTGATGCTGATCTTTGGTGTGCCGTATGTCATTGGCATGTTCGAGATCGGCTTCTTCTTAGGCTACGTCTACGGAGTATTTGAATGACACTTCTCGCTGAAATACAAGCCAAGTGCTCGGTAGAGATTCGCGTATTGCGTTCCTACCGAGTTATTGCAGACATGCGCGGTGCAGGTGAGACGGCACGATAATGGCGAACATTTATGTTCGCAGTACCGACGGCGTTGATACCGACGCCGGCAGCACCTGGGCGCTGGCAAAAGCCACAGCCACGGGCGCAGCGGCAATTGATGCACCCGGCGACGGTATCTACCTAAGCAGCGTACACAGCGAGAGTACAAACGCCGCCATCACCCTTGCGCTAGCGGGGACGTTGGCATCACCCACTATTGTGGCGTCAGTCAACGATGCCGCAGAGCCGCCGACAGCGACATCGGCGGGGGCAGTGATTGCCACCGGAGCGGGGGCCTACGGTATAACGGTAACAGGGGTAGTTTATATCTGTGGTGTCATATTCAAGGCCGGTGTGGGCGCATCTAACACGATAGGCATGAGCTTCGCTTCAGTTGATGGAAACTACCAGAAGTATACGGATAGTCAGTTCTGGATGTCGTCTACAGGAGCCTCCAATGGGATCAACTTTGGCGCTAGCGGAAGTGGGTTTGAGGCCCGCGTCGATCTCGAAAACTGTTGGGTTAAGTTGTCCGGTGCCTCGCAGTCCGTCCGGCCAGCAAAGTGCAAATTTCGATGGGTTGGCGGAGGTGTGATTGCAGGAACAACAACAGCGACTCTTGTTGCCATTGGTTCGGACCAAACAGATATTGTCCTGGACGGGCTGGACCTATCGAGCATGGGGGCTACCACCAGCATCTTCTTGACCGGAGCAGCGGGGGTTGGTAAGGCTGTCATTCGCAATAGCCGACTGCCAGCAAGCTGGACCGGCGCATTGGTAGATACACCGACCGCCTTCAACGTGCGCTGCGAGATGTACAACTGCGACAACGCAGACACAAATTATCGGCTGTGGATCGTTGACCACGCCGGCAGCATTGTGAGTGAAACAACGATCGTGCGAACCGGCGGTGCCAGCGACGGAGTCACCGGGCTGGCGTGGAAAATGGCAGCCACCTCTGATGCGCACTATCCTCTGATAGGTATTGAGTCGCCGGAAATTGTGCGGTGGAACGACGTAGTAGCCAGCGCCGTCACCGCAACCATTGAAATTGTGCACGACAGCCAAGGCAGCGGAACAGCAGGCCGGTTTACCGATGCCGAGGTGTGGCTGGAGGTTCAGTACCTGGGCACCAGTGGATATCCACTGTCAACGCTCATCAAGGACTGCAAGGCCGATATTCTGGTGGCCGCAGCAGACCAGACTGATAGTACTGAAACCTGGGCAACTACCGGGCTGACTACACCGGTTAAACAAAATTTGAGCGTGACGTTCACGCCGCAGGAGAAGGGATTTATCCATGCGAAAGTAGTGCTGGCAAGAATCAGCAAGACCTGCTACGTCTGCCCCAAAATAACGGTAGCATAAATGGCTCAGTTGCAAATTCCGGGCGGTCCGTATGTTAATGAGACGGCGGCTACTCAGCTGCAAATTCCGGGCGGTCCGTATGTTAACGAGACGGTTTCTGGAGGGGGGGCCTACACCCCCGCTATCACTGAATCAGCGAGCGCAGCAGATGCAGCCAGCCAAGCATTCTCGGCGACAACGGCCGCCACGGAAGTAACAAGTGCAGCAGACGCGGTTTCGGCAGCCGCAGCCTACATCGTAAACATCACTGAAGCGGCAAGCAGCGTTGACAGCTGCGGCTGCGTGGTCGGGTTTGCAGTCGCCGAGGCAGAGGCTGTGACCGCGGCAGATACACCCAGTGCAGTCAGCGCCTACGCGCCCAGTGCCGGTGAGGCCGCTGCAGCCGCAGACACGGTCGGTATCTCCATGGCCGCAACGGTTGGTGCAGCAGAGGCGGCATCTGCGGCGGACACGGCAGGCGCGGCAGCGGCCGGAAATTACACCGCGACAGCCACGGATGGTGCTGTTTGCGCCGAGACCGCATCTGCGCAGGCAGCACTGTCGGCAAACCTCGCTGAAGTTGCCAGCGCCACCGACACGCCGATCGCGGCGGCAGCCGGTAACTACACCTCTGCATTGGCCGAAGCAACCAGCGCTACAGATGCGCTTACATCGCAGGCAGCGCTGTCAGTAAACCTCGCCGAAGCAGTACCGACTGCAGACGCGCTTGCATCACAGACAGCGCTGTCGGCAAACCTCGTCGAAGCAGCCAACACCGGCGATGCGCCCACAGCCACGGCATTGTTCCTGGCGGCGCAGGCCGAGACCGCCAACGCCGCCGACACGACGAGCGCAGCATCGGCTGGCAATTACGCTGGGGCCCTCAGCGAGGCGATCACAGCGGCGGATACAGCCAGCAACACGGCTGCTTTGAGCGGGTCGGTTGCCGAGGTATCGCCCGCTTCTGACCCGGTGACCAGCTCTGCAGCGGTAACGGCCAGTCAGGCTGAGGTCGCGGGCGCGGCCGATCTGGCCTCCGCTGTGCGGTCAGTTCAGACGTTGATTGCTGAGGCGACAGCGGCGGCAGATGCAGCCCTCGCCATTGCCGCTGGGGACTACCTCGCCGGTCTGCTGGAGGCGGCACCCGTCGCAGACAACACCAGCCAGGCCTCAACCATGTTTGGCAGCGTAGCGGAGAGCGCCAACGCGACAGAGTCAGCGGGTGTGTTCCACGCCTGGTTGGCGGCGATCACGGCGGCATGCAGTGCAGGCGACTCAGTCTCCCAGGTGCTCAACCAGGTCTACTACCACGCGTACATCATCGCGATAGCGGCGGAGATGCGCAGCGTGGCCATACCGGCGGAGATGCGCAGCGTGGCC